GAGACGGTGCCTGTTCCGGCCCGCCAATCGCCGTCGCCTGAGCGACCTTCAGAACCGTGTCGGCCTTCTTCTGACCGGCAGACGCAATCGCTTCCTGCGCCTTGGCGCTGAGATACTGCGACTGCGGATCGGGCTGCTGGTTCTGTGCAGCCTCGGCAAGCTGCGCCTGCTCGTCCTCGTTCGGCTCGATAACGCCCATGCCGACAAGCCGCTTGCGGACGTAGGCGCGCATGTCGCCCATGCCTTCGCCGTCCTGATTCATCACCGCCGTCAATACCGCGACCTGGGCAAGCTCCATGTCCTGCGCCTGCACCGCAATCTCTGCCGTAGAAAGCATCGACTTGACCGTCTTGTCGCGGCGCGTTGCAGTCGCCTCGGTTACATCGACAATGACCTTGTATTTGCCCTGGCTGAAATCGTTCTTGATCGCGAACGCGCCGGTCGCCGGGTCGGTATAGGGCTGGTGCAACGTCGCCTGCCCGTCATCGCCGTCCTCGCTCATTGTCTCGACATTGCGGCCCGGCTCGAAATAAACCTCGCGGCTCATCGACAGGTAAATCTCGCCGCCGCGCTGGACGGACTGGCGCATGTTGTCGAGGAAGATGCCGGACTTCGCGTCAACGCGGGTCGCGGCAATATCCATCGCCTCCGCAGAGGTATTGGCGACAACCTCGTCCGCACCGTCAGAAGTCTCGTCGTCAAGGTCCTGACCGGCAATCTGCAACAAAGCTGCCGTCACCGGCTGCAACTGCGGAGGCTCGACCTTGCCGATTGGCCCCATCGCCGCAATCGTTCCATCCGGATTATAGACCGGGTTCACAAGCGCGTAGGGGTGGCGCTCCTGCTCCTGACTGGCCCACAACTCACGCAAGGACGGCGGAAGCTGCTCGGCGAGGAAGATCGGTTTCTCCCTCGGCGCAAGGGCGTCGATCTCCGCCAGCTTGGACACGCGCCCGTTGTAGATGCGCTGGGCGTCCATGCGCTTGGAAACGAAGCCGCGAAACCGCTCCTGATTATCGACGAACCAGCGCTTGCCATACACCGGGACCACCGGGATGCAGTCGCCCGCGATATAGCCGCAATCCTCTAGAACCTCGGCTCCGGACAGGACGTATTTGCGGACGCGCTTCCTGATGCGCTTGACCGTCTCCTGCTTCCAGCCCTTGGCCTTCAGTTCCTTGGCCGCATCGTCCTCGACCTCATCCGCCCACCACCGCTGCTGCTCGCCCGACAGGGTTTGCGTGAAAATCAGGAGATCGTCGTCTTTCTCTTCGACCTCGTAATATTCCGCCTTCACCACAACGTCCGGCGTGAACCATTCGAAGATGGTCGTTAGCCTCTCTTCCGGCCAATCGACCGCCTTGCCGGGATAATCTTCCTCGAACGCATCTTTGGCATCGGCGGTGAGAACAAAACCATAGCGGGAATCGGACTTGTCGTAGAGCTTCGAATTGGGGTCGAAATAAACCCTCTGGTCAGCATCGACGATGATCAGGCCGGGATTGACGCGCTGCTCGTCCGAATCCTTGTCGTAGGGGTCGGCGTAGTCGTTGCAGAGGCGATAGGCCCCAAAGCCGCCAGCGACAGCCTCCTCGAAGGCGTTATCCCAAGCCTGCTGCGACTTGAAATGGTAGGCGTCGGCGCGGTGGATTCCGTCCAACGTATCGGCGGTATCGGTATCGCTGTTGCCGCCAGCGGGGCGAAAGTCCGGAACGATGCGGTTCGCCCGGTAATCCTGGACGATCTTGTCGACGCCCTTGCTGAGCTTATCGATCTCCACCCTGATCGAATTGGCGAACTGGTCGCCCCACGGTCCTTCCCACATCGCGCCGGGAATGGAGATGAAGCGGCGGCACATGAGCGAATGCGCGCGGATTTCAGCCTGCGGGACGGCGCACGCATCGAAGCGCTTCAGGGCGCGCGCATGGACCGCCTCAAGGCGTTTCGCATCGTCTTTCGTGGCGGGTGCGTCGTCCGTGTCTTCGGCCATGGCGGCGATGATAGCGGCGCGCTCAGGCGCAAGCGTTTGAACAGTTATCGGTTGAACGCGCTCGACAGCGACGGAATGGACACTGGCGCGTCACTCGCGGCCTTGGGCTGCACGATGCCGGGGAATAGGTCGCTCAAGCCCCATACCAACGCATCGGCGCGGTTCGGGCTGTCGCCGCCGACATAACCGTGCGTCGTGAACGCCGTCAGCTCGCTTTCCAACGCGACGAACCTTCCCGCGTGCCTGATCTTCCCGTTCTCATAGAGCGCACTGAACGGCTCCGCCCGAACTGCCTTGCCCCGGCTGGCGCTAACCTGCCTGAATGGCGTTCTCGGGCGAGCCGTCTGAATCACATGCCGCACCATCGCGCCGCCGTAATTGATTTCTCCAATCACAGCGTCGGCCTTGTGCCGGTCGAAGGCGGTTGTCGCCACGTTGCCCCACGTCGCTGGACCAGCCTTCACGGTGCAGTCCTCAATGACGTAGGCGTTTCCGTCCTGCCCGACCCCGACGACTATGATCCCGATCTCGTCATTGTCTGCATTTTCCTCGTCATCCGAGCCGGACGGGTCGACCGCAACGACGACGCGCACCATCTCCGGCAGCGGTTCGCCCTCGTCATGCCGCCACTTCTCGATAACTTCGTCAGTGAACAGCGCGCCCGGCGCAGCGTCCGCGAACTCGCCTTCGCGGAACCGCTTGCGATAGCGCGCCCCCATTCCCTCAAGCGTCTCAAGATAGCCTTCCGCCAGATTCTCAAGATTGTCGTCGGGGTTGATTTTGAACCAGGCATAATCCTCTGGATTCTTCATCGGCTCGCCCGTTTCCGGGTCCAGCTTCTTGATAAATTTCTTGTAACTCCAGTGCGCTTTCGACGGCGGATTCTCGTCGTAGTAGAGGCGCGGCTTCAATGGCCTCACCCGGTCGTCAATGCGCTGCTCCACACTCTGCGCCAACCGCGTCGTCGCCACGTTGATCGAATGAAGCGGAATCTGCGAGCATTCGTTGAAGTAGATCGTCGCAAACTCCATGCCGAGCACCTTTTCGGAGCGCTCCTTGTCGTCAAGCCCGGCAAACCAGACCTCCGACCCATTGGGCAGCTTCGCATACCAGTCCACCTTGTCCAGCTTGTAGGCAACGCCGGGAAACGCGAGCCGCATAACCTTGGGGAAGGTATCGAGAACGACCGAGTTCTTCACGCTGTTGAAGCGGAAGCGGAATATCGCGTGGCGGCTGTTAGCGGCCTTAAGCGCCCTCATTACAACATTGCGGACGAGCAGGAACGTCTTCCCCGATCTCGATCCGCCGAACAGCATCAGGTGCTTGGCGCGACCGGCCAAGATTGCCTGCGCCTCGGCTTGCTTCGCCGTAAGCGCGAACGTCACAAGTCCTCGTCGTGCTGGCCGCTCGTTACTGTCACGCCACCGCTATGCTCGACCTCGTGTTTGTCCTTCCACTCGGCAGGAGCAGCGTTCTTCAGCGCGAAGATGCGCGCCGTCACCCTCGGCCCAACGTCGGATGAAAGCAGCGTGCGCTCAAGGTATTCGACCCGTTTCGCCGCGTGCTTTTTACACGCTACGGAAAAATCTTGGTGAACGCCCATCCATTCGCTGATCGTATCGCGGCACACGCCGATGATCCCGGCGAACGCGGTAAGCGACAATCCCTCCTGTCCTGCGGCGATTACCTCGTCGCAATATGCTGGCTTGTATTTCGTCGGGCGTCCGCGCTCACCCATTACCGTCCCCGCTTCGGAAGCACGGTCACGACAGTCTGTCCTGCCAGCCTTAGCCGTCCGCCGTTACCAAGCTTCACCGTATCGCAGCCGAAGTCAGCCGCCAGATCGACCGCTCCCGATGCCGTCAGCATTTCAGCCCGCGCGGCGGGAACGTCGATGCCCCACACCCGCTCAAGGTAGCGAAGCAGCGCATGGTCCGTGATCGTGCACATGATGGCCAACCCTATCCCTTCCGCTCACCGTTCGCGTTTGAACACTTGTCACGCTTCCGCAGACGCTCCATCCTCCGGTAGATCGCCCACTCGCTGCGCTTCAGCTTTTTCGCCAGCGCCCGAACCTCGTCATTGCGCTCGAATGGCTTTGCATATCGGACGTAGCGAAGCCGGATCGGGCGGCGGTTGATCAGGTCGCGTATCGCCCTGTCTTCTGCTTCCGACCACCGCCAGACGGTGCGCTTGGGCTTGAGCCTGTGCGCGGTGCGGTCCAGCATCAGACTCTCGTCGGCAGTCAGCTCGCGCTCACGGCCAATCGTCTCGATGAGCTTGACGATAATCTCGTCCCGCCACCGCGTTGCCGATCTTCCGCCCGCCATTGCTCTTTCCCCACCCCTGGATGTGTTAAACCGGCTTCGTCATGCGGCCCACTCGATTACGCAGTGACCGTCGCGGAGAACCCAGCGAACGTCAGTTCGACCGTCCGCATCGAGCATCGCGTTGCCACGTTCCACGCCGAGCGCCGCCGCCTTCGCTTTGTCTCCGAACTTCGCTACCAGCGAACGAAGCTCAGCAGCCCTCGGCATGAACTTTTCCGTTCGCGCCCAATGGTCCGCCGCCGCCTGAAGCCGAGCCGGTTCAAGGTCAGCCAAGTCGCGGGCCAGCAGCGCCAGCGTTGCGGCGTGCGCCTCAAGGTCAGCCTGAGCCGATGGCCGGTAGCGAAGACCCAGCTCCGCCACGATCTTCCCGATCTTCGGCGGCACTCGCGGCTCGGAGTAGGTCGAGCGCGGGGTCGGGCCGATGTCCCCGTAGGCTCGTGATGTTGGCTGGAAGTTGTCCATTTCTCGGTTTCCGTTCGTCTGCTGTGCGAAGCCAGTTTCTCAGGCTGGCGTTCCAATCGAGGCTTCGACCACGCGCCCCAGGCGTTTTCGCGAAGTGGTCGCGGAACTTGGAAAGCTCACGCTCCAGCATTCCGACCGGCCATGCTGCGACCATCTCGGCCGTTTTTTCGGTAAGCGGGGAAGGCCCCCAGTCGGCAGGTAAGCGAGTGCCACGCGGATCGGCCTTTTTGCCAATAGCGTTAGCTATTGGTTTTTCCTCTTCTGTCTCTGCTTCTGTCTCTGGGGGAGTTTCTGCAACGGGTTTGGAACGTTCCCTGAAACGTTTCACTCGACCTGTTGAAGTGTCTGATTTATATTGCCTTTCATCCCACCTGTAGGGAGCGTAGTGCATACCGTCTGCACCCCCGCTGCGCTTCTCGATAAGCCCACCGTTAAGCAGGCGTTCGAGCAGCGTTGAAACGGCGTCCTCAGGGAGTCTGAGCGCAAAGGCGATGTCGGCAATGCACGGCAGCTTGCCGCCATGTCTGGAGGCTAGGCAGAGGAGGTTCATCCATCCTTTGAAGTCCTCTGCGGGAAGACGCTGGACCTTGGGATCGTCCAGAAGCTCGTCGTATATGCGGAACCAGCGGCTCATCTCCGCTCGCTCCCCAGCATTTCCGGCTGCCCAGCTTCGGCCAGCAGCTTGTCGAGAAGCTCCAGTTCTTCGGCGCGGTGCTTTGCGAGAATGTCGCCGTGCGCGTCTTCCAGCTTGCGCTGAAGCAACTGGAAACGGTCGTGAACGCTGGACGGGGAGCGGCCTAGATCACGCGCGATGTCCTTGGCTCTGTCGCCGCGATACCGGCGCACGGCGAGAATGCGGTCCTCACGGCGGGACCAGCGCCAACTCGCGCGCGGATCGA